CCAGGAAAGGCGCATGACCGCTGTCGCGCCGAGCGTTGGGAGAAGAACGCTCGTAGACGTGCAAACGCCAACGCCGGAGCCTACGCCAGTCGAAACGGACACGGCGGACTCGTATGCGAATGCATTCATCGTCACTGGCGGCTGGCTGATCGTGGTGCTGCCGTATGTTGCGCTGATTGCCGCGCCGCTCAATCGAACCTCGCAAAAAACGAGACTCCCGATGCGGATATATCGCGCATAATCTACGGTCGGTTGCGTTCCGCCCCACGTTGCGGCTACGCTCAGCGTCGGCGTCCACCCGTTGCCAGCCGTGCTTGCAAGCGGGTTTTCCTGATAACAGTCGATGGTGCTCGCGTCCCCGTTGCCCGGCGTCGCGGGGAGCTTGAGGCCCCAGCCTGCCGCGAGCGATGCGTCGATGTAGTTGTTGACCGTATCGATTGCGACACGGTTTTGATCGGACAAGTTGCGGAAATAGTGCCCCTCCGCATTGAAAAAGTTGAGCTTAGGCGCTGCTCCAACTTGAATACGCATACCCGCGAGCGTTGCGGAATACGGGACCTCCAGCTTTGCACCCGGACTCGCCGTGCCGATGCCAGTGTTGCCGGAGCTGTCGACTGCAATCGCTGACGTATACCCAGGAGACCCGCCGGACTTCCCGATGTAGAAGTTATAAGAACCGTTCGTTGACGCGTTTGGCCCGATCGAAAAAACGCGCGTCGTTCCGCCGATGTTGTCGACGACAGCCGTGTTGGCGGTCTGCGTGTTGCCCGTCACGTTGCCGGTGATTGCGAGGCCACCGCCGTTGACGGTCACTCGATCAGTAGGACTCGCCGTGCCGATGCCGACGTTGCCGGTCGTCGCCTGCACCGTCAGTGCCGGACTTCCGCTAACGGCCAGCGTCAGCGTCGATCCGTTCAGAAAGAGCGGCTGAAACGAACCTACGAGCGTATTGTCCACGCCTTCGATCTGCACCTGTGACGCGGTGGTCTGAACGCGCAGGCCCTTCGTCGTACCCGAGATTGCAAGCGGGTACGGGGTTCCGTCTGGCGCGACGGCGTGGAGCTTCGCGCTCGGACTCGCCGTGCCGATGCCGATCCGGCTGTTGGTCTTGTCGAGGTAGAGGAGCCCGCTCTGAATGTTGAGGAATCCTCCGTTCAGCGTCCACGTCTGATTAAACCCCGAGACAAGGTTCCCGTTGAACGTCTGCGTGCCGTTCACCGTAAACGCCTGCGTCGCGGTGACCGTGGTGCCGCTTACGGTCAGCGGGGAGTCCGTCAGCGTCGTCCCCGTGTCCCACCGCGGGATCGTGCCGGGGGTGCCGGAGCCGCCGACGGGAGAGCCGCCAGACGTGGTCGATGGAGCGATGATATCTGGAGATCCCATGTCAGTTCCCCGCCACGCGAACGTCGAGCGTCGCAGCCAAGACCGCAAGATAGATGCCGGTGCCGTCACGGACGTCGAATCGGATCGACTGTCCGGGGAGAACCTCCCAGGCCGTGGTCGAGGTTCCGCCAACGCCAGCCGTGCAAGCCTGCCCAGCGTAGTCCTGGTCGCCGACGAACAGCGACACCGTCGTCGACGGGTTGCGGATCAAAATGCCCTGCGTATACGCGCTGTCGATGCAGCGCGCAGGAAGCGTCGACAGAACCACAACCGTTCCTGGAACCGTTACGGTGCTTGCAGTCGTTGCGTTCTCAAGCTGGCGAAACGTCGTGTCTACACGAGCCGCATACGTATGGGTACGAGATCCAAGTCCTGTGCCGATTCGAGTCATGGTCTTTCTCCTTGCCTGTGGTATCCCCGGCCTGTGCCGGCATAAATCTTAGACTTGCACTGCCGTGAGGATCACAGCAGGCGCTCTTGGAGTGGTAGGGGTTCCGGTGGCCGCTGGCGTCGTCTCAATGAAGACAGCCGTGTTCTCAGCGGACCATGCCAGGACGACGTAATCGCTTGCGTTCATCGACATCACGAAGTTGACGCAGCCAATGATGTGACCGTTGTTGGACCCGTGCTTTGAGATGATCGAGAAGCGACTGTTCGAATCGGCAACGTCAAACGCGCTCGTTACGCCGTTCTTGCGCAGCCACACATCTGCGATGTGGACCGTAGATGAAGAGTTGGCGAACTGGATGCTGAACGTGATGCTGTAGACGCCACCATATGCAAACGTCAGCCGGCTTCCGCTGACCATGCTCACGCCGTTGTTGGACGGGTCGGAGTTGTTCAGCGTGATGATTGCCGTCGCGTTGTTAGTTGGAATCGTCTGAGATGCGTTGGCATCCCAGAACGAGCCCCACTGCTTCGTCGCCAAGGAATCAAGTGTAGGAATGATGCAAGGAGCAGGCATTAGCCGCCACCGCCGATCGGCCCTTGATCCGCAAAGCCCATAGTGCTCGCCGTGGGCGAGTCCTTCGCCGACGTAGCGCGACCACGCGCAGCAGCAGCGTCACTCTTTGACTGCATCGGTACGCCCTGGCCAGGAGCTCCAGGAGGAGCAGCCCCGCCCATCGCCTGCAAGACCGCCATTGGAAGGGTCGTACGCATCATGTACTTGTCCTTCACCATGATCTTGAAGAGAGGGGCCAGCGCCGAAGCCGCCGCAGGCTTCTGCTGGTGCAGCGCCAACACAGCGCCGCGCAACTGCTCATAACTCTCAGGCGACACCTTCTGCAAGAGGTCAACGTCCTGCTGGCGCAATGACCCGTCGCGCACGAACTGAGTGAGCAGGTTCGGGTTCTGCAGCAACGCAACCGACCTGGCAAAAGCCTGGGCGTCAGAGCCGTTCATCGTCGGCGGGCGCTTGCGCTCCAGGTAGTCGAGCGCCGAGTCGAACCGGCGACGAGCCTCCTGCACGTTCGCAGCCTTCACCGCTCCGCTCTGCAGCAGCTTGTCGAACGCGTTGTTCGCAGACTCACGGTCCGCCACAATCGAGTCGAGGTACTTGTTCGCCTCGGCCACCGGGAACTGATACGTCTTGCGCATCTCGCCTCGACGGCCCGACTGCGTCGTGAGCTGCGACATGGCTTGCATCGTGTCGCCAGCCACCGACCAGAACCGCACCGGGTTCATCAGCGTCTTCATCCCCTGAATGACGCCCTTCTTGCCCGACAGGACCGCCGTGGCGATGCCCGTTGCGACAGTGCCCATTGCTGGGCCCAGGAGGCTGCTGGCGAGCAGTTCCATGCCGAGGATGCCCGCCACGTCCTTGGGGCCCATCTGGCCCGTAGAACCCGGCGCAGCCTTCTTCAGCGAGGCCGTGATCTCACGACCCTCTGGCGAGCGCATGAACTCGTTGAAGCGCGCCTGGAAGATCTGCTCCTCGGCGAGCGGCACAAGACGCCCGCTGCCCGACGAACGAACGAACTTCTCGCCACGACCGATGAAGGCTTCGAGGTCCTTCTGCGCTGCGCGATGGTCGGCAACCAGGCGCTCAAGCTCAATCTTGGCGTTCTTCGCTCCTTCGAGCTTCGTCCCAAGTGCCGTGCGACGCTCATCAAGAACGCGTCGGTCTGTCGCACGACGGGCCGTATCGAGCTTCTGGCGCTCCGCGCTGGCATTGGCTGCATCCTGTGCAGCGTCAATCGAGTTCGTCGAACGAGCCTGCTTCAAGGCAGCCACGCGATCTTGCTCGATTGCACGCATGCCATCGACAAGACGCTGAGAGTCATCGATCAGCTTCTGACGATTCTGAAGCGACTCGATGTTCTCGGACAGCACCTTCTTGCGAGTATCGCTCTTCGCAGAAGCCAGCTTGTCCGTCAGAACCTTGCGCTCCTTGAACGCATTCGCGCGCTGCTCCGAGAGTGCAGCAATCTGCTCCTCGGCTGCAGCCAGGTTTGCCTCGTGGCGAGCCAGCGTCTTGCGCAGCGACTCGGTCTGCGACGGGTCAACCGCCACGATGTTCGTCGAGTCCGCGAGCGTTGCCGTAGGAGCTGCAGGGGCCGCAGCCTCCGCCGCAGCAACGGCCTCCTCTGCACCCTGGACCGGAGCGCGCATCTGGCGATACCGGTTGAGAACATTCTGCGCGTCGCTGGATGTTGGCTCGTTGGCCAGGAACGCCTGGGCATCCGACTTGGCAGCGCCCGCGATCTCCGCGTAACGCTCTTTCCCGAGGATATTCTCAAGACCGCCCTCGGCAGAGAACTGCTCGTCGATGGCCCTCGTGATGTTCGCAGCGCGCTTCGACTTGTGATGCGCACCACGAATGAGGTCGTTCTCCTTCGCCGAGCTCGTCAGCGAACGCACATACGCCGCGTTCTCAGGCGTCAGCGACTGGCGCACCGTCGGACTGTCGAAGATCTGCGTGAAGACGCTGAGCTTCGTCGCGCCCTTCTTGGGGCCGCCCTCCACAAGCCGCTCGCCCTCGCGGTAGAGACCACGCTCCACCGTGAACATGTCGCCAACGATGGACCGGAACCCGTCCAGCGCACCGCGAGCCGCCTCGATAGACGGCTGAGCGAACTCGTCCGCATACACCGAGCGCACGTCCGCGCTCACGCCAGCCTTGACGGCTTCAGCCGTCGCAGCCCCAGCGTTGTCCTTCAGCACGCTCGACTCGCGCATGAACTCGCGAGCCTCGTCACGCGCAGCCTGCGCCGATCCACCCGCAAGCTCTGCCGCCTGCTCGGTCGTGTCAGCCAACTTGCGACGGATGCTGTTCGCACGCGCCGTCTCGCGCGCCTTGATGCGGTACTGCTGGCCGAGGTTCTCGGCAATCGTGCCGAGCTTCGTCGTTGCCGTACCGAGCTCGGTGAACGTAGCCTCTTGCTCCGCAATCGAAGCCTGCGTCGACTGCAGCTTCTTGATGCGATTCTCGATGCCGTTGATGGTCGACTTGCTCGACTTGCTCGCCGTTGCGTCAGCCAAATCCTGGCGAGCAGCTACGAGCTCTTGCTCGATGGTACCAAGCGCAGCAGCCCGCTTGGTCTTGTTCTCGAAGCCAGTCTTGATGGTGTCGGCGAGAGTCTTCTCAAGGTCGACGATCGCCTTGTCGTAGTTGGACGTGATGCGATCGTCGATGCCGGTGATGGCCTTCTGCAGCGCCTCGACCTTTGCGGTCGCCTTCTTGATGCCCTTGCCGCTCAGGCCGTACCCGAGATCATCAGCGCCCTTCGCGGCGTTGTTCAGTCGCTCGACGATGCCGGCAAGCGTTTCGTGCGTATTCTTGGCGTACGTCCTGATGTTCTCACGCTCTGCATCAAGGCGAGACGTGGCCACGTCCTTGTCGAGCGTCTCCGCCGTCACCGTCGCAGCATCCACGATGTCCTTGGCCGCGCGCTTCTCCGCAGCAGACCGCATCATCGCCTTGGCTTTTCCAGCACCTTCCGCAAGCGTAGCGCCAGCAAGACCAAGCGTCCCGCCGACTTCTGCACCAGCCTTCGCAGCTTCGAGCAGGTTCGCCTCGCGCCCCTCGATGCCGGCCTGCGTCACCTCGCTGCCCGTTGCGTATGCCGCACCGATGCCAGCTTCCTTCGCTGCCGTCTCCGCAATGCGACGACCGACGCCCTTGGCCGCTTCGCGCTCCAGCATCGCAGCCTCGGCTGCACTGCCAACCGCAGGGCCAAGCAGCTTGCCTGCGCCCTTGAACGCCAGCGCGCCACCAAGGAGCTCGCCAGCGCCGATGGTCGAGAACATGCCTCCACCACGAGCCTCTTCGAGCTGGGCAAGCGTCTCCGGGGCCACGAGGCCCGTCTCCATGAGCGCCTTTCCACCAAGGCCAAGGGTTGCGGCTTGCAATGCGCCGTAGCCAAGACCAGCCGCAAGGCCAGCCCCGCCACCGAAACGCTTCTGCGCCTCCATCTCGAACGCCTCGCGCTCGGTCTGAAGCCGAGGAGGCGCATAGCCAAGGTTGAGACCCTCGATGACACGCTCGACGGGAATCTCAGTGCCACTCTCGTCGCCCATCGTGACGGTCTGCCCAGGGCGAACCTTGAAGCCCGCACGCAGAAGCGGGACGAGCTGCTCCTGGGGAACAGCTACGTCCTTGCCTTGCTGGTCAACGAGATTGACGCTTTTCACTTGGCGTTACCTTTTGTGTAGAACGGCTGAGAAGACTTCCACTGGTTATACTTGTCGATCTCGGCAACGGCGGGAAGCATCACGTTATCAAGAATGGTCGACACGTTGGGGTCGGCATACTTGGACTGCACGGTGTACTTGTTGAGCGCCGAGCGCGCGTCGGATTCCTGCGTATCCATCCAGTTCTGGAAGCCTTCGTAGCTGCTCCAGTTGCGGCTCAGCAGGTTACGAAGAGCTTCACCATCCGTAACCGAGCCACCCGAGATGTTGCGCAGCTCCTCGTTCACGATCTTCTGAGCAAGGTTCAACATCTGGATTTGTTCAGGCGAGTAGGCGCTCTTCATGCCAGCAGAGATGGCCTTACCGATGGCTGCCAACACGGCATTCCCATCTTTGCCAGCCGAACGAGCTTCCATGCTAGTCGCTGCATCGCGAAGGATATTGCCAACGCTCGTGTCCCAGATCTCGCGCTGCTTCTGCGGGCTGAGCTCCATCATGAGCGAGCGAACGCGACCAACACCCTTTGCTGCACGGAGAGCATCATCAAAGCGCGGATCCATGATGGCGCGCGCTTGATCCGACGCCTTTTGACGGGCTTCCGGGTCCATGCCCAAGAGCTTGGCGCGCGTCTCAAGAACTCCAGCCATGCCAGCCAGGCGCGACTTGTTCATCGCCACGTAGTTCGCGGCGTTCTTCAAGTCGATGTCCATCTGGATCTTGCCGCGCTGCATGTCGAGCTGCGAGATGGCCTGCTTGATCGCGCCCTTCTCCTTCGCTCCAGTGATGCGTTGTTCAGCAAACTCCAGTGCGCGCTTGTGCTGGTCCATCGAGGCCATCGTCGCAGCAGCAAGAGCCTCGTTCTCACTCGCACCCATCTTCATCGCGTCGACGAAGTTTGTGCGGCGACCAGCAATGCCGTCCTTCATGCGGCTGTATTCGGTCTCCTGGTTCATCACGTCGCGCTTAATGGCATTGTCGACCTCGGCGAGGATCTGGTTCGGACCCATGTCGCCAGCCTGGCCCTTGAGAGCACCGACAAGACCAGCCGCGAACGAGAGCGCACCCGTCGAGAGCGGGCTGCTGCCCACCTCACGGATGACGCGCGAGGCGTCGAACGACTTCTCGGCCTGCGCCATGCGTGCCTCGTCCTCAGCCATCGCCGCACGGCGAGCGCCGAAGAGCTGCTCCTGCTCACCTCGCAACTTTTGCAGACCTGCGATGTACCTCTGACCCTCGGCCATCATGCCGGCACGAGCCGCCTGCTGACCAGGCTCCTCTGCCCCGATTGCTTCAAGAACACCTCGCGCAGCCCGCTGCTGACCAGCGATGCCTTCGCGGATGTCTTGGTTCATGCGCACGGTCGGAGCTCCACGCATGCCTTGGTACTTCGCGTAGAGCTGGTCGAGCATAGCAAGCTGTCTGGCTTTTTCGTCTTGAACCGGAGGACCTCCAGCCGCAGGGGTGTTCAGGCCGACCGGAGGTCCGCCACGGCCAGCACCCTCTGGCTCAGACCACCTGGTCGTTGTGCCAGTGGCCAAGTCATACATCGGTCCATAACCATCAGAAGCGGGATTCGCTGCAGCAACCCCTGATGCCGTGAGAGTTGGTCCTGCGGGCTCCGTCGACTTAGTAGTTTCCGAAGAATCAGTGGTAGGTTTGCTCAGTGCAAGACCGCGTGGGTTTGTGCCTGCTCCGGTTCCTTCTGGAACGTCCACATCCAAGATATCGGCAACGGATCCGACATACGGTACCGATCCAATTGCGCGGCGAAAAGACGACGTAGTTTTGGGTGCAGCCATGTTGTCCTCTCAGAAGCCGAATCCGCCACCGCCAGGAACGCGCTTCATGCTTCGAGGCATGCGGTTTTGGCGCTTTTGTCGCAATGCTTCTACCGACTCCATTGCCGGGCTGGTGGGGAATCCAGCAGTCGTCAGTGGAGCCATCTGAGCCTGGGTTGGTTCTGCGCTGGCCGGGCGAATATCAGAGGCAAGCTGGAGATTCTGCGTCTCGAAGTCTCGACCACCACCAGAACTGATCTTGGGAATTGCCGAGCGAACGCTCATGATGCCGCTACCCATCGAGCTACGTCCAGCCTGAAGGTTCGCCAGGTTCTCTTGGTCGGACTGGAGCTTCATTGCCTGCTCGCTCGCCGTAACGGGAACCATGCGCGTACCGCGCTCGATCCCCTTGCCGGTCACGAGACGATTGCGACCAGACACGGATGTCGGATCAGGCACACCACCGAAGGCGGCAAGACCGCTCTGCTCGATGTCTGCAGCACTTGGGCCCATCGCCGCACGCAAAGACGGATCAAGCGACGCAAGAGACTGATCCTGCGCAGCCAACTGTGCCTCAATCTCGTTCGCTGGAGCCGCACCAGCAGCAGGCCCAGCACCGGCAACTGCCGCACCGACGCCTGCAACAACAGGAGCAACCGCAGAGGCGATAGAGGGGGCCGCAGCGCCACCGAAGCCAAGGGCCTGAGCAGCCTGTTCACTTGAAATGCCACCGCCACCCGTGGCCCCCATGGAGGCATAGTCGGCACCAAGAAGTTTGGAAGCCTCCGCAATGCGGTCCGCCTCAACCTGAGCAGGCGACTTGGGCGTGAGCAGTTGCTGCGCGAGTGGAGTGATTGCACCACCGATGGCTTGAGCCAGGCCCTGACGCTGACGCTGGGCAGACCGGGCCGCACGCATGGCGTCCATCTGCTCAAGCTCGCCAAGCGCAGCGCGAGCACGCTCCTGCTCACGAGACCGAAGCTCTGCAAGCTGAGCTGCATACTGCGCCTGTACGTCAGCGCCCTGCTGCATGGCCGCACGCTGAAGACCAGCCTGCTGCTGTGCCGTACCACGGGCAGCCTGCGCCTGCAGGTCCTGGATGGCCCGTCCACGGGCGTATCCGATGCCGGCCTGCCCTTGGGTCGTCCCGCCCTCTGCAACCTGTTTAAAGGGTTGCTTGGCGCGCTCAATGGCACGACGCTCCTCTTCCTCGGCATCCGCTACGCCAAAGAGTCCACCAAGGGCCTTGGTCACGAACGGAGTGGCTGCGCTTACGGCACTTGAAATGAGTGCCCCAGTTACTGGATCGATTGGCATGGGTACTCCTAGCGGCGCGCTGTCTCGGTTGTACGCTTGTTAAAGCCAGCCTTCAAGCCGATGCGGAATGCAAATCCAGAGACGCGAAGGTTGGGATTGTTGAACGATGGCGTCGTCGCAGGGTCCTCGACGATACCCAGCCCGAGCGATCGGTTCTTCTGCTCCGCAACGTGAACCTCGAATCGACCATCCCAGTGCGTCGAAGTCATGAGCTCGGCGACCTGAGCCGACGTCCACGGGGTTTGCTGGAAGCTGTTGTTCTGCACGCCGCCGTTGGCGATGACGATGCCAGGAGCTCCGACCGAAGAGCCGTTTTCCAGCTCCGTCAGCACCGAGGCACGCTTCAGGCGCTCGTAGCCCTGAATCTCGTGCAGGCCGAAAGGTGCCGTCAAGATCTGCATTGAAACGAACGAGTACGTGTTCGTCTGCAGGACGTCCGTCCAGTAAGGGTTCTGCGTGTAGTAGAACGCCTGGTCGGAAGCCGTGGCCGCGTTGGTCTCCTTGCAGACGATGCAGGGCTTGCCATTGATGACCGCAACACGGAAGTTCGCATCGCCAAGCGGAGCGACCACCCACGTAACCCACGCCATGAGAGCGTAGTTGAACACGGCAAAGCCAATGGCCGCCTCGTTGCCGTTCGAGTAATACGTGAAGTAGACCTCTTGCGTCTCAGGTGAATGAGCCGTCGAGGTGATGGTCACGTTGTCGAAGCCGTTGAGACCGGTCAGCTTGAGACCAACCGGCTCGACCTCGAAGCTCGACTTCAAGAGTTCGATGGTGCGCTTGCTCTGGAAGAAGATGCCGACGGGCGTCTCGATGACCGAACGGTGGTCGATGCATCCGATACCAGAAGGCAGCTTGAGCGGCGTCGAGAGCGAGGGAGCGTATCCAGTCGAGTCAGGCATCGTGCCGGCCACGATGAAGATGTCGTCGGTCTTGAACACCACGAGGGCGCTCTCGATGGAAGCAAGGCCCGTGACCGCTCCGCCGTCGTCGATCTGCAGCGTCAACGCGTCGTTGAAGCCAGGAGCCTCGGTGGGAGAGAGCTCCTTGCTGAACCAGATCGTCGTGGCATCGTCGGCTCCGCCCATGACGAGACGGTTCTGGTGCACGCACATCGCCAATGCCGACGGCGGCGGCACGTTGTCGAGCACGTTGCCGGTCGTGTAGATGAACGGCTCTGAGAGCAGGCCGTTGTAGTCCTTCTGCGGCCCGTCAAAGAGCGAGAAGTTGTTGATGACGAAGCCAAGCGCCGTGTTGGCTGTGTACGGCGTCAACGAGTATGGGACGACGCCGCGCGTCACGTTGCGGTTGACCACGAACGAGGCCGACGGGGAGCTCCAGCTCGACAGCGGCATGCGGTACAGGACCGTCGAGTACGGCTCAGCAGTCGTGTACGGCTGAAGCGAGACGCGCTGGGCATCCGCAGCAGCCGTCTTGAGACGATTGGTCAACTCCAGACGAGGAGCGAAGAAGCCCCACCGGAACTCGGTGACGGCTCCGCCCGTGTACTCGGGTGCCTCGTTGGCGTTCGATGCATCGTACCAGTCGCCTTGGATCTCGGCGCATACGGTGTACTGCGTCGCGTTGCTCGGAGCCGAGCGAACGATGCGACCCGTTCCGTCGGTGTACTCATACGTCCAACGCATGAGGAAGTCGCCGCCAGCCGTCGCCGGGTTGTACAGGTTGACTTGGAGGTTGCCCCATCCGGCAGCCGAACGAGGGGCCCACAGGTAAAGCGCCGTGCTGATGCCGCCCGTTGGAATGCCGAACGGCTT